ATCAGCGTGTCTGCGCCAGTGAGTTTGATAAAAAGGCGCCTGAATAAAGCAAAGATATGCTTCAAGACAGTCGAAACAACGCCAGCAATGGTGCTGACGAATGCAACGCGAACAGCAGACTTGGTCAATGTAGTAAGAGTCTTAAGAAAAGCATCCAGAAATGAGCGGTCCTCAACGCCAAATTTGCCGAAGATCCAAGAAACAACTCCATGAAACATGGCTGTAATGGAGTCAAGATAATCTAGAGCCTTCTTCTTGAATGTGGGCATTGTGGAGTACTCAACATCTTCAACTTCGGTGTTATTTTTAGGCTCTTGGAAAATGCCAAGGCTCTCGAAGAATCCATGCTCAGTAGTCGGAATTGTAACAGGGACATCTTTTCCTAAAATGGAGAAACCCGATCGAGATAGAATTGACCAGGTTAAGGCCGCGGTAGCAGCCAAATAGGGGCTTAAGCCCCCTGCAGACCACTTGGGCAACTGCATCAACAGAACAATAGCAGAGTGAGTCACCCACTTGTCTGGAGACGCAATCGAATGGGCCACGCACTCCATAAGGGGCATAACAACATTCTCAGGGTCTGATACGAAATCTTTGACAGACTCTTTGGTTGGTATGATCCCATCGATCTTTTCTATCAATGCTGAAGCTTTCTCAGCTACAGCGTCAATTTTTGTCATAGGAGAAAATTTCTCCTTTAGGTAATCGATAGGACCATGGAATTCGACCCGAGCCTTCTTGGCGGCTCGATGATTAAACTTCTTAGTTCGGTAACGCATACTAAGAGATTGTAGAACTTTAAATAGGACAACCCCACGATGGGTGTCGGACTTTGCAACGTCGTGACCAATGAGGAAAAAGCAGCCATCAAATCGAAACTCGTAATACTGCTTCGATCTGGGCCTAACATCCATCCATAGGTAGTAAGGTCCGGTGGACGTGGTGGACATTGCAAGTCTAATGAGCACAGATAACCGCTGGATAGTAGAGCGGCGCTGGCTTAAATAATTGTCATCTGGTATCTGGGGATCGCTAGGTATTACAAGCTTACCCATGCTACAGATATGATGTTCATGCGCCGTAGCAGAATTAACGGCATAGATCGAGAAGAGCCTAGACATAAATGCATCCTTCCGGAGCCAAGGCTCGATACCAGTCACCTGGTTAAGTATGACATACGCGTGGTGGGGGTTGTTAATTCCCAGCACATGACACAAGGACGACACTTCTCTCACATGAGGGATATATTGCCTATCACTCTCAAGTTGGTTAAGAAGACCAACAGCCCTTCGAACTGATTCTGCGGCACTCCACGCCTTACGAGGCGTATAATGCTGCATGTGATCGTATAACTCAGCCAGTAGAGTTGAATTAACAGGACGAGTTGTAATATCAATAAAGGACTCGTGAGAAACATGATATGGACAATCGTTAACACGGAGAGCAGGACGTCCCGTTGAAGTCCAGGCGGGCTCGCTGCTTCCACCATATCGATTATAGTAGAAGCGTAGCTCAACGCCAGGTCTCGGAGAAACGAAAGCGCGTCCCTCAGGTGCCATCGTAATGTCTGAAACAGCTGATGGATCATTGTCAAATGGGTTCATACTAGAGCGCGCTATATGATTTTCTGTAGGTTGTATCTGGGTAATAAATAACGGTTGCCAAGACCCGCGTTTGATTAACTTCTTCTCGGCTAAATCGAAG